TGACAGCATGACGCGAGTTGCTGCTGAGAGAGACTTTCAGAAGGAATCGATTAACAACATTAGCGATAAGACTGGTGTTGATAAGAAGATTATTCGCCGTATGGCTAAGGTCTACTTCAAGGCTAACTATTCTCAGGAACAGGAAGAGAATAGAAACTTCGAAGAGTTTTATGATGGTGTCATGAAGTAATGGGCAAAGAAGATGTAATTAAGCGCATGAATGAACTCATGGAGCCTATTGACAGACAGATCATGATGTGTGATAATGTCGAGGATGTCTTAATGTTGGCATCTAATATGATGGTAACCGCCAAGAGCATCTATGTACAAAATCTTGGCGGTGCCGGCACTAAGCAACTTCTTCAAAGAATGGTGAATGAAATTGACGAACGAATCCTTCCTATGGGTCGAGAAATACCGTCCGACAACAGTTAAAGATTGTATTCTTCCTGATCGGCTCAAGAAGCCATTTCAGGAATATGTTGATAGTAAGAAGATACCCAATCTCATGCTCACTGGTTCAGCAGGCGTAGGTAAAACTACGATTGCAAAGGCCATGTGTGATGAGATTGGTATCAATCATCTCTATATCAACGCATCTGAAAATCGTGGTATCGATACTCTGCGAACAACCATTCGTAACTATGCATCAACTGTATCGCTGACTGGCGGCTTGAAGGTCATCATTCTAGACGAAGCTGATTATCTGACACCAGAAGCACAAGCTGCTATGCGTGGTGCAATCGAAGAGTTTTCGTCCAACTGCACATTCATCTTTACTTGTAACTTCAAGTCTAAGCTGATCGATGCTCTTCACTCTCGCTGTTCTGTCATTGACTTTGCATTGAAGAGTGACGAGAAGGCAAAGATGGCTTCACAGTTGATGAGGCGCATGGAAAATATTCTTACTCAGGAAAAAGTAACGTATGATAAGGCAGTTCTGGCAAAGATCATCGAAAAATATTTTCCCGATTATCGGCGCACTCTTAATGAGCTTCAACGTTATTCTAGTTCTGGCAATCTCGACGCTGGTATTGTTGCTCAATTATCCGATGTAAGAAAGATTGGTGATCTGGTTAAGCACCTAAAAGAAAAGAACTTTGGTGAAATGCGTAAGTGGTGTGTAGCCAATTCTGATATTGAACCTGCACGTATCTATCGTAAGATTTACGATGGACTGTATGAGTATATGAAGTCACACAGCATTCCGCAAGCTGTTGTGACTATTGGTAAGTATCAATATCAGGCCGCATTTGTTGCAGATCAGGAAATTAACCTTGTTGCTTGTCTAACGGAACTTATGGTGGAATGTGAGTACAATTAAACTTGACATAACGGTACAGTGTGCTATACTATAATTGTAAAGAAATGACACAGGAAAAGAAAATGCTTGGAATTGGTTATCAGGATGCTCGTAAGCAGCGTATTGCTTCTGGCTACGCTAAGAGTGGTAACAATGGCTTTGAAGCTAAGGGCAACGAGGAATATCTAATCTACTTTGGGCGTGCCCATGTCTCGGACTTTGAAAGTGGTGTTGCTGCTAGAGGTATGCTAAAGGTTGGTCGTGGTAAGTTTAAGACTGCATTGCAGCGCGGGCGCAATCAGCCTGGCATTGATTTCAGGATTTATGCTGAAATCATTCTTTCAACCAATGATGCTACCCATAAAGTTGAGAAACTTATTAAGGAAAATTTTAAGGAACGCAATATTCCTGGTTCGCAAGGTCAGAGAGAACTTTATGATTTCACTGATGCTGAACTTGCTGATTTTGTTCATACCGTTGTTGAGATGGTTGAAGAATTTACCAATGTCAAGATTAAGAAGGTAAACTTTTATTGATAGTGCAATATAGTACATTTCGAAATCTCTTTTCTCTCAGAGATCCTGTTGATTACGATACGTTCGTAAAAAACTTAAGAGTTAGACGAAATCAAAAGATCATGGAGTATACTCCTGATCAATTCATTGAAGAACGAAACGATTGGCGAACTCAAAGTCGCCAATTATTTTATGATAATCTATATAAGATTTGTGTTACCGAAAGGGAAGAAACCCTTAGGCGTTGGTTCGAAGCACATCTGCAAATTCATGATTTGGACGAGCATATGAATTTTTCTTTGAACACTGACATAATCGAAAACGGCGTCTTTCTTGGCAGAAAGCAAAACAAAAGTCGTATTGTCAAAAACATAAACTTTGAAAAAATCTTTGCCACGAAAAAGTATAATGACAATGATAACATGCCTATTCTCAAGTCACTGGACGAGATGTTCAATGACTTTGTGATCAATAGCAACTTGATAATTCCTAACGGCTTCAAGAAAGTTTTAGAATATAATCTTGCAGACATATTTGCAATCATGCGTGGCACTAGACATAGAGCCAGTATATTTAATCCCTATACTTATGGTTGGCTTCTGCAAAACTACTTTGAAGGCAGCAAGGTTATTTCTGGTACTGCTGGATGGAATGCCTATCAGATCGGATTTCATCAGTCCGACTGGACAGAGTTTACATGCATCGATGTAATCGAAAGTGTGATCGAAAACTCTTCTAAGATTGCCGATTATTATAGCAAGAGCAACAAACTCTTTTCAGAAGATAAAATTGTAAATGCACACTGCTGTCCTTCCGAAAGGATCGATCTTGATGAAAAAGGATACTATGATCTATGTCTGTTTAGCCCTCCTTATTACAATCTAGAGGTTTACGAGACTGATAATCCAAATCAATCAATCAAGTCTTATCCCAAGTATGAAGACTGGCTTGAAGGTTATTGGAATGAAACTGTCAGAAATTTAGAAAAAACAATCAAGCCTGGAGGTACGTTTTCTTTCGTTATCTCAAACTATAAGAATATATTTGGTTCTCAAGATAATGAGTCGTATGATGAGTTGACAATCTCTCAGGATATGCTTAAGATAGCATCAAGACACTTCAAGTTTAAGAAGACGGAAAATATAGCTTGGGGTGCTTTTAAAACTTTAAACGGCAAGATGGCATCAGGCAATATAGAGGATATGCACGTTTTAACAAAATGAAACCGGATCTTTTCAAAGATATTATACCTTCTATTCAGCAGACTAAGAAGGTAGTTATTACCGCTGAAAACGAACGAGATTATGTCCCGTTCGTCGTTAACCGTTCCATATCTTTCCATTTGGACATGGTAATGCCAGCTAATCAGATGAACCTTCAACCTTCTACAGATTCTCTACTACAATACCACTATTTGCTAAATACTGTAAGAGCCTATAAGCGCCCCTTCCAGAAATGGCAGAAGCGTGAGACTGTAGAGAATTTGGATGCGATAAAAGAGTATTATAACTACTCCAATGAAAAGGCCAAAGAGGCCTTGTCCATCTTGTCTAATGCTCAGATCGAAGAGATCAAAAAGAATTTAAATAAAGGTGGTTTGAATGTTAGACATAAAAGAACTAGTGGAGGTAACGCTACCAAATCCTGACAACTTTCTAAAGGTTCGTGAGACGCTTTCGCGCATGGGTGTAGCCTCTAAGAAAGACAAGACCCTGTATCAATCATGTCACATATTACATAAGCAGGGCAGATATTATATAGTTCATTTTAAGCAATTATTTTTACTAGACGGGAAGCAGTCAGACTTCACAGAGGATGACCGCGCCCGTCTTAATACTATTGCCAACCTGCTTCATGAGTGGGAATTGGTCAATCTGGTAAGTGAGCAAAAGAGTAGTGATCCAGTCGCTCCTTTGTCTCAAATCAAGATAATATCTCATAAAGAAAAGTCCGAGTGGAATCTGGTCGCTAAATACAATATAGGCAAGAAGCGCAAGGAAGAATAATATGGCACAGTTCCGCAGGGACACTCACAAGTATCTACCGCAAGAAACTACAATCTTCGAAGTCATGATGCTGGCCGATCAATACGGCAATCTGGTTGGTCCTGCTAATCCGTCTGGCATGTCTGTCGATGCTTTCGGCAGGGCTAGAACATCTTCTCCTTTGACGCTCTTTGATTCCTCTCATAGATACAGAGACAATGGACTCTGGGTGCAGTCTAATAGTTCTGGTACCACAATTACATTCTCTCCTAATGAAGGTCTAATCAATCTATCTATTGGCACAACTAGCAGTCATCAGATTATCCGCGAAACAACCAAAGTCTTCTCATATCAGCCAGGCAAATCATTACAGGTAATGAATACATTTGTAATGGCCAATGCTCAGTTAAATCTGACACAGCGCGTTGGTT